GTCAGCTTCACCATCACCCTTTGTCCTGTGTCTGGTAATATACTTAACTACATTACCTTCAAGGAAGTCAAGCCCGTTAGAATAGATATACTCTACAGGCTGTATCTTACAATCTTTGTAGTGAGTACCACCTACTTGTGTATTTAATGCTTTGTTTTGATGGTCTAGTATTTTTTCCACTTGCTCTCTATCCTCTTTCATTCTTCGTAAGATATAGTGATCTCTTTCTTCAGCCATCTACTTAACTCCTTCAGCGTTTAAGTCTGATACGGCATGCTTCAATCCAATTTGAGAAGTAGTCTGTAAACAGACAGGGGAATACCGAATGTATCACAAGTACAACAGCAGTCAAGAGGCTTTCAACAGCAAGTTGTAAAGCAAATACAAAGTGCTGAAAGTACGTCATCTTTAGTTTCTTTAAATGTTTATTCAAGTTCTTTTCTCCTTAGTAAAAGATTTAGTTTATGTCTTACTTCTTTATTATTGTCTGAGTTAATAACATAAGATGCAAACTCCCTAACCTTATTAGGATTAAGGTCAGCGTAGTCACATATAAACTCAAAGTTTTCACTGGTCACACCTATAGAAGCGAAGAACCAATTGGTAGCTTCTCTTCTTAGAGATGTGATACTACTCGATTCAGTAATACTTTTAGACTTAGTTGCATCCAATAGAGCTTGGTATATAACAGATAAGAATAAAATATTGCTTGAATCTTTTTTACTTTCTTCTCGTAACTCTAGTATATTATTTATATTTTGTTGGTTCATCCTCAAACTCTTGTACTGGCCTATAGAACTTACCACCTACATAGTTATTATAATATGCTGCTTCATCTGTACCTTCTAAGACAGAAGACAATACATTATATTTCATCTGGTAGTATAGCTCGTAGTATTTCAGGCTTCTTTTATTTTTAAACTCAGCTATAATTTCAAACTTAAAACTTCTCTTGCCTAACTTTTTAATATCTTCTAGCAGTAACTTAGAAGAACCCATGTAAATAAGCCAGTTAGATTCTCTCTTGGCTGCTGCACTACTACCCTTCTTTCTTTTCACTGGGTGCCAGTACTGCTTGCAACCTACATAAGCTTTGCCTGTCTTCTTGTTTGTAATAAGATAGACAAACCCAAAGTGTTTCTTTGGATTAGGTTTCTTACTATATTTCCACTGCATTTAAGCAGTTACCTCTTCAACGTCAGGCGTCTTAACAACTTCAACCAACTCTCTTGTACCATTTGAATACTTAAAAGTACGTATTCCTTTACCTTGATTAGCATCAGACCAACACATACTCTTGTGTCTACAATAAACACAACCAACAGCAAGCTTAAGGTTGCCAGACTTCCCATCAGGAACAGCAGCATAGCACTTAGAAGGTACGCCACTTCCCTTAACAACTTCCTTAAGGTGCTTAATCCTGCTACTTGCATTGACCATCTCCATAGAGTGTACTGGTGTTAAACAAATCTTACCAGTAGATTTATCTATAACAAGAAAGGCTGCTTGATCTATACCATTGGCTTGAGCATAGGCAGATATCTGTGCCATGTATCCAAAGGGATCGTCGTCAGCTATTGTATTAGACTCAAACTTTTTAAAGCTGAATCCAGAAGCAGACTTACAATCAACCAGAACCCCATCAATAACTGCATCCTGATGACCTAGTACTCCCTCTACTGTAACTTCTTTCTGTTGATCCTCTACTGTGTGACCTGCTATAGATGCACAGAGTAGTAAAAGTTCTTCAAGAATATATCCATATAGAAATTTAATGCGTGTACTTGGTGGTAGTTTTTCTTCTGTCGTTTCTGTATTAACATCATACCATAATTGTCTATCAGGCTTTCCTATTGCAGACAGCCTAAGATTTCCACTGGTTCTTGGTTTGCTATACATAAATTCTTTGATGTGAACCTTAAGCATCTCACCAAAGTTATCTATTAGATCATCTACTTCTTTCTCATCACGATCTATGGGTGTGAGATTAAATAACTCATAGATATCTTCTACTATTGTATTAATATTTTTCATAATAGGATTGGGGTGCTACACTAACATCAAAAATGCAGCACCCCACCTTCACCTAGTTGCCGAACGGGATATCATCTGACATGTCAGAGGCAGCATTATTAATATAGCCACCCTCCACAACATCAAAGTCTTTATCCATAGCATACTCAACCAACTCAACAACTTGAACTGCTGCAAGGTCAGCAGACTTACCCGCCTTACCTGCATAGTTCCACTCAAAGGGAAGTGCCTTTACTGTGACCACACTGCCATTCCCAATAAGTTTCTTATCCCAAGGATTGTTTTGGGAATCCACTACCGTAGGTGCTTGACGTGGACCGTTCTTACCCTGCACCTTACGCTTCAACGTGACAAATTCACCACGTTCATCTTCTTTGTTACGTACATTTAGACCTGCACCTTCTACTAAAGCTTTTGAATCTGCATCAAGGCAGAGATCAACTTGCCAAGCAGGTTCAAACGTACTGTTAGGCTCTACGACAGAGGCCCAATAGCATTTACCAGTTAAATATAGAGGTTGAATTGGAGGCATATTAATTTTCCTTGTGTTTAGTGCCACACCATTGTGGCTGTTGATATTGTGTTTGTCTACTACTACAACTCCATCAGTATACACTACCTGATTCAGAGTGTCAAGCATTTAATGTGTATCAGCCCATGTTTTTCCAACTTTATAATCACAGTCTAATTCACACTTCATCTTCAGTGTCTTTGTTGTCTGTGTCATTGCCTCCTTTGTTAGCCTACAGAATCTTTCTATGTCAGGGATAGCTACTTCAAACTGATACTCGTCGTGTATTGAGGCAACTAATCTTACATCTAACTTAGTTTTAATAACTCGTTCCATGATATGAACAAGCCACTGCTTACATACTATAGCACCAGCACCCTGAAGTAAAGTGTTTAGTGCTGCGTGTTCTGATCTAATGTGTAAGAGTCTACCGTCTAAGGCAGGGATTGTACCACTGGCAGCTTCTTTACTTACCCACATCCTAAGATTTTTAAGTGCTGGCATGTTCTTCAAGAACCTAGTTATCAACTGTTGTCCATGCTTGGCTGTGCCACCCACTACCTTACCAATCTTAGCTGCACCAGCCCCATAGAGCCATGCATAAATAAATGTCTTGGCTTGATCCCGTGTCTTCAACCCTGCTCTTTCTTGGTTAGCTGTGTGTACATCACCCGTCAATACAATGTTAGTATACTCAGGGTCATCCATGTAGTGAGCCAAGCATCTTAACTCAAGACCACTGGCATCCACACCTACCAAGCGATACTTAGATACATCATCAACTGTCCATAGTCCTCTACATTCTTTACCGTAAGGGCTATAGACAGCGGGAACTTGTGCCATATTAGGAGATGCATGTGCCATCCTTCCTGTTATAGTACGTAGTGTCATCACACTACCACGTACTCTGTTATCTTCTTGGCATGCCATGATCCATGATTTTATTAGGCCAGTACGTTTCTGTAATAGAAAATATCTATTAAACATCTTGGCCTCTGGTAGATCAATCGTTGACAAGACTGCTTCGTTAATAATTATATTACCTTTATCAGTCATTTGCTTGGGCTTCCAACCCTTTGCTTGTAACCTATCAGCAATTTGTTTACGACTTGCTATATTAAAGGGTATGTATTTAGTCTTAGTCTTTAGTACTACTTCAGTTGGTTCAAAGTCTTCTTCTGCCTTACGCTCCAGTGTAGACAGTTCATCTTGTAACTGAGCCTGTAAGATCATAGCTTCTTTTATTTTAAAAGCAAAGCCATTCTTCTGCTGCTTATCTATGATAGCCCTGACTTTACACTCTAGCTCGTAAGCTTTAGGCTTGAACGGTTTACCTTCTACCTCTAACTTCTGTGCTACAAGACGTGTTACTTCTGTGTCACGTTTACAATACTCCAGCATCTCAGGTGAGTAGTGTGCGAAGTCATGGAAGTCACCCTTCTCAAAGCCAAGGGTCTTACCCCAAGCTTCAAGAGAGTGACCACCATCACGTATAGGATTATAAAGCTGTGACTCAATGAGAGTGTCACGTATCTGACTAAGCTTTATATTACATCCAAGTAAACGATTCAGGACAGGAGCGTCGAAGCTAATACCATTGTGCATTACAAAGGTATCAATCTGCTGCGACCAACTAGCGAACTCCGAACACTCCTGCCCTACCCACGCCTTAACCTTATTAGTTTCATAACTTCTTGCTACGATACAGTGTATCTTTGTTGCATTTAAACTATCTGTTTCAATATCAACTATAGCTGTTGTCATTATACTTTAATGAGACAAGCGTCCTCTACTGGTATGTGGAAGAACTTCTCACCCTCTCTAATGTTTCGATTAGATACCTCTTTAACTTCACAGTCAACTAAAATATTAGCATCAATATGCCATGCCTGTTTGCAATCGTTACGCCATACTATAAATGTAAAGAGTGCATCAGGATATTCCTTTTTCCACTTAAGTAGCAAGCGGTTCTTACGGTAAGGGATACGTACTTCTTTCCAGCTAGGGTTCCACTCACCCTTCCAAGAATACTTAATCTCTACTTCATAGAGGTGATGGATATTTTCTGTAGCTTTGCAGATAATATCAAAGTCTTTCCTCTCTGTAGTATCAATAGTAGTATAGTTCATATCTTTAATATACTTCAGGGTAGCTTGCTTGGCATCCCTGTCAGCTACTTGATACAAAGCTCTATCAAATTGTTTACGTTTACCCATTTGGGTCATTCTTCTTCTCCATTTTGTTCTGTTGTTGTTTCTCATGTTGATTCATTCTTCATTCTCCGCAAAAGGATTATCAATCTGTGTCATCCTACCAGTATCTTTATCGTAATGCAAGTAGCAAGCAACACCAGTGTCACCAGTGTACCTGTTCTTTAAGATACGTATGGTGGTGGTGTTGGCTGCTTGCTCATCGTCTGCCTGTTGGTTACGCTCCAATGCTATGACGGCATCGGATAGGTGTGCAATGCTGGCAGACCCACGAAGGTGGGACAAGGATACCTCACGGCCATCCTCATGCCCACGATCACCGCTTGGCCGACGTAGGTGGCTCACAAGTAGCAA